TCTTTTTTTATTTTTTTATTTTTTTTTGGATGTTTTTTTGTGTTAAATGTTAGTTTTTTTTTTTTATAATTGAATGTTTTTTGAATTGGTTTTTTTTTCTGTTTTTTAATGACGTGGTAATTATTTTTCATTAAAATCATTTTATTCATTTTAATTTTATGCTATATTTAAAAATTAAAAAGTATTTGTATTTATATAATGAGTCTAAATACAGCATATGGCGATGGAGCATTGAATAATAATACTGGTGATTCTAATACTGGTGTTGGTTACGGTGCTTTAGAAGGTTATGGTTCAAATAACAGTGGCGATAATAACACTTCTCTTGGTAATTATGCCCTAGCTCATAACACAACCGGTATAAATAATACAGCAATAGGCTCTAATGCTTTGGTTACAAACACCACTGGTTCTTATAACGTAGGTTTAGGAGCTGGATCATTACCAGCCAACTCAAGTGGATATGAAAATATTGCTTGTGGCACAAATGCTTTAGAGTTAAATACTACTGGGTATTGCAACACTGCAGTAGGTATACGTGCATTATATCATAATGTTACTGGTTATTATAATACTGCAATTGGTAATGGAGCAGATGTATATGATGACTGTTTAAAAAATTCAACAGCAATAGGTTACAACGCAGTTGTACAGTATAGTAATACAGTTCAGTTAGGAAATGTTGATTTAAATCAAGTAGTCACAACTGGAACTGTTGGTATTGGTAACTACGGTTCAGACCCTTCAACAACTGATAAACCTTTAGGTTCTTTATATTTCAATATAGGTGACCAAACGGTTCGTTATTTGGTAAGAGATGTAGGTGGTAATAAATCATGGTCTATTATTGGTAGAGGTGACACTGGTTTCACTGGTGCGACTGGTGCGACTGGTGCAACTGGTGCTACTGGTTCAGTTGGTTATACTGGTGACACGGGATTAACTGGTGCAACTGGTGCGACTGGTGCGACTGGTGAAACTGGTGCTACTGGCGCTACTGGTGCGACTGGTGCGACTGGTGCTACTGGTGCGACTGGTGAGACTGGTGCGACTGGTGCGACTGGTGCGACTGGTTGCACTGGTTTAACTGGACCGACTGGTGCGACTGGTGCGACTGGTGCTACGGGAGTAATTAGTGGAGTAACCGCATTAGGTTCAAGTGGATTAGCAAATGGGGCCACAACAACATCAAACAGTTACTTACAAATGGCATACGCGAATGCTGGAGGAACAACTGGGACAGACGGAATGGCTTATCCGGGTTTATTTCCACCATCAACATTAGATATTTTTTCACGTGAAACATTAAACATAACAAATTTTTCTAAAAATTGGGTAAAAACGTATTCAACAGAATATTATAACTGGACGTCAGTAGCAGTTTCTTCATCGGGTCAGTATCAAATCGCGTGTAACTCAAGTGAAGTTAGTGGTGAATGTGTCATTTATTCAAGCAACTATGGTAGTACTTGGAGTAACGTAACATCATCACTTGCGACAACTTCATACAAATTCATAGCAATGTCTTCCAGTGGACAGTACCAAACACTAGCAACAAATAATTCTAATGCAATCATTTATAACTCTACAGAGTTTGGTCAGAGTTGGAGTTTGAATTCAACGTCATTCATATATAACTGCAAGTCCATATCAGTATCTGCAAGTGGAATGTATCAGTCATTATGCACAAATAATAGTTCGGGAAGTGGTTACATATATACATCAAATGACTACGGAGTAACTTGGACGCAAAACACAGCATCTTCAACCAATAAACCTTGGTCATCAATTAGTATATCTAAATCCGGACAATACCAAAGTGCTTGTCATGAGTATTATAGTGGCATTGGATATATTTATATTTCTTATAACTTTGGACAAACATGGAGAAAATTATCAACTGTAGGTAACATTAATAACGCAAACTGGAAAGTAATATGTGTGTCTGACTCTGGACAATACCAAACTGCAAATGACGGTTCTTATATTTGGATATCAAATGATTATGGTAATAATTGGAGTAGTATTACTAGTACTAATACAAGTGATTACACTGGTTGCACGTGTTTATCAATGTCTTCTAGTGGTCAATATCAAGTCGGCTGTAGTTCAACTAACAGTTACATATTGTATTCAAGTGACTATGGAAATACTTGGGCTGTTTTGAAAACTATTACTACTACGGAATATTTTTCATCAATCTCAATTTCTTCGTATGGACAATACATAACAGCTACAACCGGCGCTGGGTCAGTATGGACTTGTATAAACAGTGTCTCCAACGGAGTGGTTTATGTTGGTAACTATTCTACAACATATGAACCTCCATATGGAGTAACTGGCGCACTCTATTTCAATAACACTTACGAAGGTGCTTCTGGGTTACAAGTATCAGATGGTTCAACATGGACATCAGTGAAGTCCTTTGTCATTGAACATCCAGATGATTCGGAAAAATATCTAGTGCATGGTTGTTTGGAAGGTCCAGAAGCCGGTGTTTATTACAGAGGAAAAGGAGAAATTATAAACAACGAGTTTATTGAAATAAGGTTGCCCAAGTATGTCAAAAATTTGGCGGTAGACTTGACAGTTCAAGTAACACCTATTTATGAAGGCAAGAAAATAACGACAGTTTTAAGCGCAACAGAAGTAAAGGATAATGTTTTTAGCGTGTATGGTGACAACTGTAAATTTCACTGGACGGTCTTTGGTCAAAGAGCACCAGTCGTTGTTGAAGTTGATAAAAATGCAGTAGTTATCAGAGGAGACGGCCCTTATAAATGGATTTAAATTATCAAAATGTAATTTTATAAAAATGTATAAAATTACAGACATATCTTATTTTTTCCAACCGCTCCTTCCGTATTTACAATGTTGTCGCTGAGAGAAACCCTTCGGTTTTTTACAGTTGATACTTTTCTTGTATTTCAAAGTCCATTTACCTCCTCGTTGGGAACGTGTGCGTTTATGACGTCGTCTGGTGGTTTTTGCATGACCTCGTTTTTTATGAGACGATGAAGGAGATCCCGTTTTATGTTGAATCCATCTTAAAAAAGATTCAGTACTTCGGTCTTTTACACCAGAAGCAGTACAGTCTTCATATTCTTCAACGCCATTTTTATTTACATACCGAATAGAGGGGTAGCCGGCTGGTTCACTACCCATTTTTTTCAATAAAGGAAATAACTTACTGTTCAAACGCACCACGACGACATCGTTTTTATTTTTTATTTTATTTTTCATACTATCCCATTTAGGTTTAGTTTGATTACAAGGACCACAGTTATCTAAATAGGTAAATAAAAAAATATGTTTTCCGTCATCTAGTTGATGATTTAACATATCTATATCTGGTTGTGGGTCATTTTGATTCTCTCCAATAACTATAAAATTCATTACAAAAATTATATATATTAATAAGAAATTATTTTTATAGTTGTGTAATATATATGTTAAATCTTATTTTTATAATTATCACATTTTTAGCTGGAATTTATTTTTGTATGAAATACAAACCATCTAAATTTTTGGCAGAAGGTTTTGAAACTTGTTCAAATGAAGAAGTCACCGTATCAAATCCTCGTTGCCCTAATATATTAATACAAATTGGGTCTCAATATTTCTTATATAACTCAAAACTTGCCAAAGTTCCCGGAGTGAATCCAGTTCAATTCAATAATTTAGAAGAATATAACGAGTTTTTAGATTGGCAACGTAGTCAAGGAATAAGATGTCCAGTTTTATACTTACAAAAAAGTTATGATGCACAAGGTAATGCAGTTTATAAAGCACGACCAAGTGTTTCTGAACCACAAGGTGGTTTACCTTCATCTGGTATTCATCCAAATCCAACCAAGTTAATAGACGCAACACGTAATGACCCGCCATATAATCAAAATTCTATGCCCGCATATGACCAGTCTAGTTTTTATGTTGGGACAACTACACCTTTAGACCAACTGGACGAAACGCAAAATGGGTTACTATATAGTCCAAATCCAATGGATGATAACTGGGGTGGAGCAGCATTTACTCAAGCATTAGTAGATAAAGGTTATTATGCTGGAAATGAAGTGAGCCTTCGTGTATAAAACAAGATAGACTCTAGGTAGTGTGTGAATAATTTTTTATTATTCTGCGGAAATAATAAAAAATAAACTATATATAAATGCCTTCCTCCAAAAACAAAACAAGAAAACTAAAAACCAAATTTGGCACAAGAATTCATTTATATTCAAATCCACGAACTGCACAACGTATGGCACACAAATATTTAGGTAAAACGGCAAAACTTTATCCAGCAAGCAACCCCGAAAAAAAATATAGAATATATGATCCAAAAAATAACAAATGGGTTAATTTTGGTCAAATGGGGTACGAAGACTATACGAAACACCATGACAAAACTCGGCGAAAAAATTATTTGACCAGAACCAAAGGTATGCTTGGTGACTGGAAGAAGAATCGTTACTCGGCAAACAATTTAAGTAGAAATATTTTGTGGTAGTGGTAAATTTATACTGAATCTACAAATTTCATAAGAGAATTTAGAGTTGCTTTTGAAGCATTCAAACTATTCATTGTTTCAAATAACTTCACATTTGCAGCTTTAGACTCGGTAGTGTCGTCTGGTTTAATATTCAATAATGTTTGCAGCATTAAATAACTAACATATTCATCCGTATTTATAATTAAATTTTCATAATCTTTTCTGTATTGTTTAATTAAAAATGTATCTTGCAACTTGATTACGTGTTCTGCAACCGTATTTGAAAACTTTCCTACAGAACCAGCTGCGTTTGTAATGTTTAAAGGTGTAGATGCTTTTGAATCAGTTGTTGGAGTAGTTACTGCAAAACCTTCCATTACTTTTATTTGTAAATTCAAAGATTTAAAAGCAATATATATTAAAAACCCTCCAATAATAATAATGCCAACAATTTTAAAAATACTATCATTAAATTCACTCATTGTTATTCTATATATTTAACATAATAAAAATTTTTTAATATTTTGCACAACTGTTTTATTAATTTTTCTTGTTTGATTTTTTGTGTTTATGTAAGTTATATTACTTAAACATTCCCCCCCATCCTCTTTTATTTTTTCTAGTAGTTTTGGCAAAGTCTTAAATTCTTTCAAAATAGCAATTGCTGTTGTGGAACTAATCCCGGGAATTTGGCACAACATAATTTCACCAATATTATCCGGTGTAATATTTTCTTTCTTAACTTTCTTAATAACAGAACAATAATCTTTATCAACGGTGGTTGTTATTATTTCATTACTTTCTTCCATTAAAGAAAGAGACGACTCTGATTTTTCTAAATTACTTAAAATTGTATCTTCTTCGGTTTCCATATTATTGGTGTCATCATTTTTAACTGATACAGATTTCACTGGTTGATAGTATGCTTTTTTATTTTCCAAGTCACACTTTGACATTTTATATGCCATATTACAAATCACTAAAGAAGTTTCATCTTGTGTAAAGGTTCTCAAAACTGAAAATCCTTTGTAGTGGTTCAATGAAAACATTGCAGAATATATTGTTATCTTATCAATGCGGTCTTTGAATGAATTTTTACCATTCAAATCTCCCTCAATCAAATAAATTATATTGTGATTTTCGTGGTGTAATCCGTTTAGTCTGTACGACTGTTCCTCATAACGACCATCTTTAATACTTGCCGATAAATCACGAATACTTTTTCTCTCAATAACGATTCTTTCTTCTTGTTTATCGTCGCAAATAATTATATCACCAATAGGAAGATTTTCTGTTACAATTTGAATATTTTTATAAAGGGGGCTTATTTCCAAATAATATTTACACAAATTTATCAATTCTCTTTCTCTGGAATCAATTTTGATTATCATAATAATATAATAACGAACAAAGTTATTAAATTATTTTTTTGCAATAATATTTTATTTTCCTAAAACCAATAATATCTCAAAATATGGCAGACAACCAGTTCGTAAATAGCAAGGAGACTATTTACATTAAACCACGTCTGGCATATACTTGGTATCTGGTACCTTGTACTGGAGCACGAGTAGTATTTAGTATCATGAATGCTAAACTTGGGATTTTTTGTGGAGCTCTTCTGAGGAAGTTACCCATGTTACCTCTTTGCCAAGTAGTACCAAAAGTTACAATACCGGCTTTTTTGTTTCCACCTACTGAACCACCACTTTGTCCAGTTCTTGAGGCGATAGTGTTTGTATATGGGTTTGATTGAACGAACATTCCAACTGGCATATTTATATATACCTTAAATATTATATTTTTCAAAGAATGGAATAATATAATAATATAAAAATAATAAATTGTGATAATTTATTTAATAGTTTCATTACATATTTTTATAGTGGCGAGAGAAAACCGATTTTCCTAAAATTAACATATTTTAAAACAATATAAACAACTGGTCATATTACATATATAGTTTGTTATATTTATTACAGCAGTATGAATCAAGACGATAAAAACATAATTCACGATGATGATATTATTAAAGGCGAAGACGGATTAATTTTTAATCCGTATAATCCCTTAAATGTAGAGATTACATTGAGCGAAGTTCAATCTATTCTTACTAAATATGGAGTACCTAATATTGTACATAATGTCAATTTGTACAAACGCGCATTTGTTCATCGTTCTTATACGAAACGCCCACAACTTGAAAACGCATCTCAAAATATTACGATTGTTGAACGGCCTCCAGATTGTATGCCTTTGAAAACAAAATCTAATGAGCGTTTGGAGTTTCTTGGTGACGGTATTTTGGAGTTGGTTACTAAATATTATTTATACCGTAGGTTTCCTAAAGAAAATGAAGGGTTTATGACTGAAAAAAAAATAGCAATTGTTAAAAATGAAGCCATTGGTAAAATTGCGCTTGAAATGCGTTTGAACAAATGGTTGATTCTTTCAAAACACGCGGAAGAAAAGAAAATAAGAACAAATTTAAAAAAATTGGGTTGTTTGTTTGAGTCCTTTTTAGGTGCGCTATTTTTAGATTTCAACAAGATTGATGTGAAAGATGAAGAAGGGTGGTTTAAAAATATATTTGTGACGGGTCCCGGATTTCAAATTGCACAAAAATTCGTGGAAAATATTTTTGAGAAACATATTGACTGGATTTCGTTAATACAAAATGACGACAATTACAAAAATATTTTACAAGTAAAAATACAAAAGGAATTTAAAGTAACTCCTCATTATTTGGAAATAGAACACGATCCCGAGAATGGATACAAAATGGGTGTCTATTTGTGTATTGGACAACCCGTATATAATTGCTCGCCCGCAGAATCGGTTCATATTGACTTTTTGAAAAATTTTGCGGCAATACACGAGTATATTGAAAAGAATGGTAAGATATTTTTATTTTTAGGTCAAGGACAACATAAAATAAAAAGAAAGGCAGAGCAGATTGCTTGTAATGAAGCGATTCAAAAATTGGATTTATATGCGGGTATTGGGGAATAAGTTAATCACTGTCACTGTCAAAGTTAATTTTATATTGTTTCTTAAGCGCCTCTAAGTTTTCTTTTTTTTCCCTTCTAAGTTTTTCCATATTTTCTTCAGAATAGTAGTCTTCTTTTCGATATATAGTATCTTCTTCTTTTTTTCTCTCAGCATCTTCTTTTGCCTTCTTAAATGCGTCTTTAAAACTTTTATTTACTTTTGAGTCAACTGGTTTACCTCTTGTAATTAATGCAATTGTGCTATCTACCGACTCATCACTACTAGTAGAATCTCTCCTCCCACTTTCTGCAGTCTTGTAACCTTCGTGACCAGAAGAAATTTCATTAACGAATGATGAAGAACGTGGTTGCATTTTTGAAGGGTTGTATTTTGGCTTTGTTTTAAAGATATTTATCTTTTCCTGTTGTCTTATGATATTTTCTTCTAGTTTACCAATAATAGTATCTATGTCATCTACAAATTCGGGATCAGTTAGTTTACTTAAATAGAAATCTTTATCATCATCAGAAATGACGGAACTGTATTTACCTAAAAAATTATTAAACTGTGTCATAACCATATCATAGTCATGTGCTGTTAGAGGTCTCTTATATGAATCAGTTTTTCTTTTTTGTTCTAACTTATTAAAATTAGTTACATATTCGTCATAGTCTGCTTTGTTAACTTTAACTCCAAGTAGTTCAATTTGTTCTTCTTCTTGTGAATTAAATGGTGAAGTATTTTCTGTTAATAATTCGCCTTCTACTGTAAGTTTGTAGTTTTCAAACGGCAGTTCTTTCCCTTTTTCTGCTAGACTTTCTTTACTTTCTCTACCAGATTCGCCGTCTCCCAATTTGTTCGTTGAATGTCTTCGTAAAAAATTACTTGGTGTAAATGATCTTAAACTATTTAAAAAAGATGTTGTCCGTTTTACTTTACGTGTGTTGTTTTGTTCTATTTCACCATTTGTGTCTCCTTGTTCAATGTCACTACTTTGTATTCTTCGTATGTGATTATATGGTGTTGGAATTCTATCACCTGGGAAATATTTTGCCACTTCATCATCATCTTCACTGTCACTATCACTACCACCAACTCTTCTTCGTTTTCTGGTTGTAGTTTTTTTTCTATTTACCGATTTTTTTATAGATTTTCTATTTACCGATTTCTTGGGTTTTATTTTTTTTTTAGAAATTTTATTTTTTCTTAATATTCTTTTTTTATACTTTCTAGATAAATGCTTCATATATATTCATTATATTTTTCTTTTGGATCAAACAAATACGATTAATAATTTTAAAAACTCTAAATTTAAAAACTAATAATTATATATATTAATATTAGTAATGAACCCTTTAGAAAAAATAAAGGAAAAATTAAAATTGAAACCAATTGTAAAATCGGCAGAACCCGTAGAAGTAATTATTCCAGTTGCATCTAAAAAACAAGATGTAAAAATTCATAATATCACTTTTATTGACGAACGCAAAAAAAACAAAGATTTTGACATTAATGAACTATCTCAACAGTTAGAATCAAGAAAACTAACTAAAGTTGTTACGAAAGACACCGTGAAATTATCAGAATCTTTAGTTGCTCCACCAACTGAAAAAAAAGCACCAGTTACAAAAAAAGTAAAAAAAATTACAAAACCAGTTTTAACTATTGTGGAGGAAGAAGATGAAGAAGATGATTTGGATACGTTGTTACCTCGTGAGGAACAACCCAATCAAGTCTCGGTTGTTGAAAAGAAAGAGACTGCAAAAAAAGGAAGAAAAACAAAACGTCCAGAAAAAGGTATTTCTGTCTTGTCACCGGAAGACTGGGTTGATATTGACAAAGCACCCATTATTGAACGTTTGCCACCTAAAAAGGCACACGTTAACTACAAAGTTTCCAGTTATTATATGAATAATCGTGAAATATTTGTGAATTTTATCAACTCGCTTTTCCAACCTTACCGTGATGAAGTATTAGACGATACAAAAGAAATTACTTGTGAAAGTATGTCAAATCAAAATTCTGATTTTTCTCTCTTGGGTCACCAAAAGTTAGTCAGAGACTATATGAATTTATATACTCCTTATCGCGGACTGTTGGTATACCACGGTTTAGGATCCGGAAAATGCCACCGTAAAGATACACCTATTATGATGGCAGATGGAAAAATTAAACTAATACAAGATATTGAAGTTGGCGACTTATTAATGGGCGATGATTCACAGCCAAGACAAGTTCTTTCTTTAGCGCGTGGAAAAGATAAAATGTATGATATTATTCCAATTAAAGGAGAAAAATACACTGTAAATCAAGAACATATATTATGTTTGAAAGTATCTGGGTTTCCAGAGTTTAATTATAATAATCACGCTCAAAATACAAACTATAATGTTCAGTGGATTCAAGACAACCATTTTTGTTCTAAAACATTTACATTTAACGAGTCAAAAAATAATAAGGAAGAAATGAAAATAAATGCAAGTAAGTTTTATGAAGAAATACAAAATAATAAACATACTTGTCAAAACATTATTGAAATATCAGTAAAAGACTACTTGAATCTTTCAAAATCAAAAAAGTCCAAGTTAAAAGGTTATAAAGTTCCAGTTGAATTTCCAGAAAAAGAACTACCATTTGACCCGTATATGATTGGTTATTGGTTAGGAGATGGAACTGGTAGGTCATCAGAAATTGCTAGTCAAGATTCTACAGTTTTACATTATTTTCGTTCAAACCTACCAAAGCACAATTTATATTTATCCCATCGTAGTAATTATAGTTATGGTATTACTGGAGACGGCAAGTATCATAATAATCTATTTTTGAATACACTAAAAGAATTAGATATGATAAACAACAAACACATTCCTCTCATATATAAATGCAATTCAAGAGATAACAGACTCAAATTGTTAGCCGGTTTAATTGATAGCGATGGAAGTTTTAGTAACGGTGGGTTTGAATTTACACAGAAAAACGAAACATTAATGGACGATGTTGTATTTCTAGCAAGAAGTTTAGGTTTTGCTTGTTACAAACATTCAAAAAATACATCTTGGACGTATAAAGGAGTAAAAAAATACGGAACAGCGTGGAGAATATGTATAAATGGGTTTGGACTAGAAGAAATACCAACATTAGTTCCAAGAAAACGACCCACAGAAAGAAAACAAATAAAAGATCCACTTGTAACGGGAATAACTGTCAAATATGTAAATGAAGATGACTATTATGGGTTTATGTTAGACGGAAACTGTAGGTACTTAATGGGCGATTTTACAGTTACCCATAATACTTGCACTTCTATCGCTCTTGCAGAAGGAATGAAAAGTTCGCGGAAAATAATCGTGATGACACCGGCCTCGTTGCGCCGCAACTATATTGAAGAAATTAAAAAATGCGGTGACCCTATTTACAAGACAAATCAATACTGGGAATGGATTTCTACGAAAAAACATCCCGAACTACTAGAAACTCTCTCATCCATCTTGAATTTGTCAGTTGAATACATTGAAAAAAAAGGGGGAGCGTGGTTAGTAGATGTAAGAAAACCAAGTAATTATAGTGACTTGAGTGCTGATAATGGCAAAAGTTTAAATGAACAAATAGACGAAATGATACAAAGCAAGTATAAATTCATTAACTATAATGGTTTGAGGAGAGATAAACTCAAGGATATGACAGATAATTTTGAAAAAAATATATTTGATAATTCGGTTATTGTCATTGATGAAGCTCACAATTTAATTAGTCGTATTGTAAATAAATTGTCCAAAGAAAAAGAAGTTCCTACAGATAAAAACGGGAATAAAGAGAGACTTCCTTTTTCTCTCGCATTGGTATTATATGAGTTGTTGATGAGCGCGCAGAATGCCAGAGTGATTTTACTAACTGGCACACCTATTATCAACTATCCCAACGAGATTAGCATTTTATTCAACATCTTGCGCGGATATATCAAAACGTGGGAAATACCACTTGATATCAAAGGCGGACAAAAAGTGGATAAAGAAATGCTTTCTGAAATTTTCAAGAGAGAAAAAGTGATGGATTATATGGACTATAACTTGGCTTCCAAGAAACTAACCATTACTCGTAATCCATTTGGTTTTGAAAACAAAGAAAAGAAGGAATCCGGATATCATGGAGTTACCAATAAAAAGAAAGAATACACTGATAAATCAACTGGTAAAACTGTAGTGGAAGACCGTGGAACGATTAGTGACGATGATTTTGAGAGAAAAGTCATACGCATTTTGTCCGATAATAAAATTGAGGTATTGAAAAGCAACATTGTGGTTCATTTGTACAAGGCGCTTCCGGATAAATTTGATGATTTTGCGAATCGGTTTATTGATGGAACTTCTGGAAATGTGAAAAACATTGAACTATTCAAGAAACGAATTATGGGGTTAACTTCTTATTTCAGAAGTGCCCAAGAAAAATTACTACCAAGATATGAAAAAGCGTCGGATTATAAGGTAATTAAAGTGCCAATGAGTGATTATCAGTTTAATATTTATGAAGAAGCAAGACAACAAGAGAGAAAAATAGAAACCAAGTCAAAGCAAAAGAAGGGCTCGGTAGATGAAAATGGAATTTTCAAAGAACCATCCTCTACATATCGTATTTTCTCTCGTTTATACTGCAACTTTGTGATGCCGAGACCACCCGGACGTCCTCTTCCCAATGAAGAAAAAGAACCCGGCGCACAAGGAGAGAAAGAAGCCGAAGAAAAAGAAGAGAAAAAAGAAGAAGAGAAAGACAAAAAAGGTAAGTCAAGTAAGAAAGGAGATGATGATAATAATTTAACTAATTTATATGACCGTGTTTTGAAAGAAGGAGAGAAAAAGGGAACCAACGACTTGGAAGGAGAATGGGATGGAAATATTGAAGGCGATGAAGTTATTGAAAAAATTGCAGATTCTACATACGACAAACGAATTCAAAGCGCAATCAACTATTTAAAAGAACATGCTGCCGAATTCTTATCTCCTCAAGGTTTGGAAACCTACAGTCCCAAATACTTGCATATGTTGGAAAATATTCAAGATAAAGAACATATCGGATTACACTTGGTGTATAGTCAGTTCCGTACATTGGAAGGTATCGGAATATTTAAGATGGTATTGGAACAAAATGGGTTTGCCCAATTTAAAATCAAGAAAAACAATAGTGGTAACTGGGAGTTAGATATGGACGAAGAAGACCGAGGAAAACCAACCTTTGCATTGTATACGGGTACAGAAAGCGCCGAAGAAAAAGAAGTCATTCGTAATATTTACAACAGCAACTGGGACAATATTGCCGTTTCATCTCCAGCATTGTACGAAGAATTAAAAAATACTGCCAACAATAACAATGTCGGGGAAATTATTAAAGTGTTGATGATTACCGCTTCTGGTTCCGAAGGTATCAATTTACGAAACACTCGTTATGTTCATATTATGGAACCATACTGGCATCCGGCTCGTCTAGAACAAGTCATCGGTCGTGCGCGTCGTATTTGCAGTCATAAAGATTTACCAGAAAAACTACAAACTGTAGAAGTATTTATTTACTTGATGACTTTTACATCAGAACAAATTAAAAGTGACAAGTCTATTGAGTTGAAGTTGAAAGATTTAAGTAAAAAGAAATATAAGTTGCGTCCAGACAAACCAGACGAAGCCAATATTCCATTTACTAGTGATGAAACTTTGTTTGAAATTTCAACGATTAAAGAAGAAGTAAGTAATCAAATAATAACAGCAATTAAAGAAGCATCAATTGACTGTGCGACTTATTCCAAACGTGGTTCAAAAGAACAGTTGCACTGTTTGCAGTTTGGACAAGTTGCACCTTCAAAGTTTTCATATAATCCTTCTATTGGATCAGATGAAACGGATACGGTTGCAACCATAAATAAAAAAGTAATTGACTGGCGAGGTAAAGAAATTACAATCAAAGGAAAAAAATATGTGTATCGTAAAATTGATGACAGAGTTAAAAACATTTATGACTATGAAAGTTATAAATTAGCATTAGAAAAACCCGGACTTGAACCAGTATTAGTAGGAACTATTGAGACAAATCAACGAGGGGAGCCAGTTTTCAAACAAATATAATTAGGTTTGTTGGGTGAATTTACTTATTAATTTATCAAATTTATCGTTTATAATTCTGATTTGGGTTTTCAAATCATTTATTTCACTTTTCAATCCTTCAACCTCGTTGTTGTTGGGTGCAATATATTTCAATTTGGAAAACAATGTGTTTTGATTTTCCACTGTGTTTTGTTGTGTGTATTCTTGGTATTCATTGTTTCCCCACGAAACATTTTTTTTATCTTGTCTTTCCAATTTTGGACTAGATAAATCTATTACATTTGTTGTTTTTAACGCATTGTCATCAACGTCATCGCCAATTTTAATATACTTAATTTGATTCTGTTGTTGTGCATTTGTAGGTGGGTTGTATCCGGGTTTGGCTGCTTTCACAGAGGTTTCTTGACCTTTCAAAAACTGTTCAACATTGGCAACTCCATTCGCATTTTGTTTTTGTATCATTTGCACATCATAATTTCTTTCTGCGAGTGTTTTAGCAATTAACTCGTCCATTGCGCTTCCAATCGGTTTATCTAATTGGTCACCAAACTTGGGAATTTCTGGCACTGGGACAGTCATCGCATTCTTAAATTCGTTTTGTTTTCTCGTTAGCTCGCTTTCAAATTGACTTCTTTTGTCAGTTTGTATTTCTTCTGCAGTATATAACTCTTTGGTTTTTGGTTGGCTTTGTTGTTGTTGTTGTTGTTGTTGTTGTTGTGGAGCAGGTTGAATTTTTTTAATAAATCCAGTAATAAAATCTTGGTTTATTTTAACAAGAGGTATATTCGTATTACGACCAACAACATATTCTGAATATTGTTTAATTTGCCCAATATAAAACTGACGAAATTCGTAAATTCTATTTTTTGGTATTACCTTAACAATATCTTCTTCCATTATAATTTCCCATAATAACTCTACATTCTCGCTTGCAATAAATTCCATTTATTCTAAGTTGTATAAATATATAAATATAGGTCGAGTTATTTATATATTTTTAATCTATTAAATTATAAATCTTGATTAAAATAAACCTTTCTAAATTTTTCCATATATTCATCCTTCATAATATGCGTTTTAAAATATTCGGCAGTGTGTTTATCTTCCAACATATGAACAATAAAATACAATGAATAAATACCACATTCGGTGTTACCATACTGATGTTCTACTGGATAATTCTGGTCAAACTTGAAGTTTATTTTTTTACCAGTGGTTAGTTCTGCACCTTGTTTTTGCACCATTTTTACAAATTTCATAATTTGTCTTGGTATTGGGTCGCCAGCACTATCAAAATAAAATATTTGACCTCTTTTGATATTAATGTAAAGGGAAACCCAATGAGAACCACCTTTGTAATGTGGGTCCAAGTTAAATATGACACCTATTTTGAAACGTCCATTTTTGATTTCTTTTGCCAAATTGAAGTGACACAACTCTTCCCATACACATTCGCCATATAGTTTATGTGTGTCATAGTCAATTGGTGAAGGACCTATAAAATCAAAACAAGGATACGCTTTTTCGTACTGTTTCATAACATTTAAAATATCAACACTAGATAACCATTCATTGGGATTTTTTTTCCAGTCATTAGGCGCTTCTGGTGCAAAAGATGAATTTTTGATTTCTTTACTGATTTTACTATTGACGAATTTTTGTTTTAACCAACACGACTCTTTGTTACAAGTATTACGCATATAATTATTCAATGATTGCCAAATTTCTCTCGTATCATTGGATTTAATCAACGCATCGGGGTGTCTGGCATTCCACAACTGTTTCAGTTTATACAAGTCATCATCGTCATAACACGTGAAGTTATGTTTTCTTTTTTTGGGAGAACAACGAACCTTCACAAATTGTTTTTCTAAAGTTTGACGAGGGTTACTATGGTGTAACTTTTTCGTTTTGGAATGAGGGTGTTTCCCCATTTTTTTCTTGATTGATTTTATTTTTTTCTTCATATTTATTAGTGATATTTTTCTTTTCACGAATTCCTTTATTTTTCAAAATTGGGTCTTTTAAGTTAATGTCTTTTTCTCTTGGTAAAATCATTTGTTTCACGTGTTTGGTCTGAGTTCGTTTCACCAATTTTTCAAGTGAATTTGGTTCTTGAATTTTTATGGAACGCATTATCATCTGGTTTGCTTGTTGTGTATCGGAAATATAATCTACATTTATTTCATTGTTTCTATCCCTATTTAAAGAATCTTCTATACTTTGATAGTCTTCTTGTAGTATATCCGTTTTGTCTAATGTTTTGAAATAATCAACACATGCCTTAATATAGGTTTGAAAACTGTTTGTGACATCGGGAAATATATTTTCGGAAACTGGTTCATTATTCAATAGTTGTTTGGTCAAGTCGTAGATACGTTTTTTATAAAATTTCCGGTCAGAGTTATTCACTTTTTTGGAACTAGATGAAGCCGGCATTTTTCTAACGTGTTTGCCATATTGTTCTTTGTTCATTAAACATTCTAAAGTAACTTCATCAACGTAATTTAATTTAGATATTATATTTTTTTCAGATTTTTCTGGTTTTTCAGATTTATTTGTAGTTGTATTTTCCATATTTGTAATACAATATAAGAATTATTACAAATATATAACGAAGTTCCTTTTCGCTTACTTTTTATTTTTGACGTCTTTTTTATTTTCTGTTTTTGTTGTTTCAGTGACACAACCTCCATTTTTGCTTGGAAACATAATATCACCGGCATCTTTCATTTGTTGACGTGTGGCGTTATAAAAAACACCGTGTGCAATATTTTCTGGATTTGGATTAAATTGACTAAACTGTTCTTCTGCAAATAAATTTGGAAATGGTTGGAGTTCCTTTTTGGTTGGTTTAAAACCAAACTGATACAAGTCACTATTACTACTTGGAACATACACTGCTTGACTACATTTTTGTAATGCAAATATTTGATTTCTTAAGTCCGATTCTACATTTACGTTGGAAGCATATCCAGACCAAGGAGCTGCAGTTCCGGGATTAAATATTTGTTCTTGACTGTAAATTGGCAACTGTTCCATAGGAACATTTACTGGGGCACGCGGATCAACAATTGGCATTATAGAATATTTTGTCATTACTGGACGGACGCTAAGGTATGGTTGTAATATTTGTGAAGGAATATTTCTATCATAAATACGTTGGTTGTTTAAATCAACTCGGGTCTCGGCACGCATATCTTGACTGCTATTAAAATTTAAATCGCTCATTATACTATATATAAATTATATAATATAATAATTTT